GATAATGTGTCTACCGATACATATGCTAAGAAAGGTCTTACGAGCAACAACGATAATGACATTAAAGATGATAGTGTAGATAAGAAACAATCTAAAGAAGAAATAAAAAAAGAAAAAAGAGAAAAAGATGATAATTTAGTTGACACCCAACTGCGACTAAAGAAAGGTGATGAACAAGATAAAGGTGGTGCTGGAACACCCGAGTCAAGAACAGGAGAAACTGTTACTGTTTGGGGTGGTAAGAAAGTAAAAGAACTGATGGAAGGGGGGAAAAGTTACGAAGATGCAAGAGAAGAAGTCAGACAACAGTTATTAGAAATTTCAAAAGAAAAAAATGCTCTCTTAACTAAAGAGTGGGTTGAATCTGGTTTAAATTGTTTAGATTGGATACAAGAAAATTATGGGTTAGATAACATAGAAGAAATAGCTTGGGACACACCAGAGGGTAATGATTTAATAGGTAGCACAGGTCATGGAACTTCAGCTGATATGTTTGTTAAAACTAAAGATGGTAAAAAAATCGGTGTTTCTTTGAAAAAAGATTTTAAAGTTTTTATTGTGAATGGTGGTTTTGATAAAAAAATAAAAGAAGTTGCTGAGATGTTGGGTGTAGAAGTAAAAGATTTACCAGAAAACATTCAACCTGGCCATTACAATAAAAGAAGAGGTGAAGTTTTAGATAAGGGTGTTCCTAAGTTAGATACACAAAAAGATTTTATTAAAGAAAAATTCGAAGATGCTTTAAAGAATTCTGAATCAGCAAAGAAACTATTTGGTAAAGCATATCAAAAAAGAATAAATTATATCGCTGCTAGAAAAGCTGGTATTAGTCCTGATAAATTCAAAAAATTACCACCAGAAGAACAAAAACAAATGGTGGATAATTTAACGGGTGATGATTTGTTTGATTCTCTTATCAACAATCCACCGTATAAAGGTGAAGATATAAAAGTTATTGCTAATATAGCAAAGATACCAGAGGTTAATAAAGCAACTAATTTATATGATGATTTAAGAAACTTAGATTCTGAAATAGCCGATAACTTAATGAATTTTTTAAATGAAGGTGAAAACTTAGATAAGTTTAAAGAATTGGTTTCAAAAGAAACTCATATAGATGACATACTATTTGGTTCAGGTGGTGCTTTAGATAAATTAGAAGTTTTATATGGTGAGCCTGGTGGAGTATCAATGTCACCGGAAGCTGTAGTTAATTTATTTGATATAGGTGATTTATATGAAGAATATAAAAACGCTGATGATAAAGGAGAGGTAAAGAGAAAGATACAAGAACAAGTAAAAAATAAAATGGTGATACAGAGAGAACAAGGAAAACCTGTTATTGCTGTTAGAGTTACCAACCCAAATCCACCACCAACGGAATCAATATTACCAATTTTTAGTATGGCAACGAGAACAAAAGGTATCGGTAATTCAAATGGTTTAGAAATACAACAAAGTGCTTTTGGTGGTTTATGTTTTAAAAATGGTAATGTTGACATTGATAGTTGGTCAGATAAAGATAAAACTAAAGTTGTAAATGACCAAGTGAAAGGATTATTAAATGACATAGAGGATGAGAACATTGATCCAACAACCGATGAAGGTAAACAACAATTAAGAGAAAGAATCGAATTACTTGAAAGATGGGATTCTAATAACAAATCTCTGAAGAAATTAAAAGATAGGTACGAAGTATAATGAAAACACAATTACTATGTACATTCACAACACAACATAATCTTGAACAATCCATTCGTGACATCACGAAAAACTTCAAGGTCGTGTTTGAAAAGATTTATGTACTACAAAACGAGGACAAACCAAAAGAATTAATTTGTACTTATAATGTCAATCAAGAAGATGATATAGATTTTAATAGTGTAAAGAATACAATATCTTTACATAGAAAGAAAATAACAAATACACTTTATACGATAAATGCCCTAAACGAATTAATAAAGTTAATTAACAATGGGGTGTTAGATACTAACTATCAAGTTGAATGGGATACATATAAGAATATGATTCTCATAACCAATAAAGAAGGTTTGCAAAAAGTACCAACAAGGATATTAAAAATAATCGAGTTATAATGGCATCACCAATATATTTTTTCACCAGAAGTGGATGTGTCTGGTGTCAGAAAATGAAGCCGTCAATAGACCAAATAAATAAAACTCTGAATGATGAACAAAAGATTCAGATTCATTCTATTGATGAACAACAATCAAAAGTAATATATGATGATATTGTTCGTATGAACAAGTTGCAGAATGTTGTTCCTCTCATGTACAACTCAAACATAGGTACAACTCTTTTGGGTTATAAAGATAAAAGAGATATTCAGAAGTTCTTACGAGCAGAACCCATATCAGAATTAAAACCTATCGAATCTATTCCAAAAATAAATATTCCAACTTCTACGAAAAAAGACTTGGATAATTGGAAAAAAGATGTTATATTATGGTACGAGAAGAATAAAAATAATCTTCCGTCAAATGTAATACCTAAAGATAAGATGATAGATATGGTCTACAAACAATATATGGCATACAAAACTAAACCTACAACGATAGAAGATAGGTTAAGTGCTTTAGAAGAAAAAGTTGATAAAATACTTGAAAAAATATCTTGACTTTTTCATCAAAAATTAGTATATTATATAAATTGGTTATCTACAAATTTTACTACAGTAATATTTATAGGTGTAACAATAATAATAATAACATAAACTAGGAGAATAATAATGGACTTAGATGCTATAAAAAGCCGTCTCAATCAGTTACAGAACACACAAACAAATGCGTTTTGGAAACCTCAACCTGGAAAATCTCAAATTAGAATTGTGCCTTATCTACACGATAAAGCAAATCCTTTTAGTGAGTTGTTTTTTCATTACAGTTTAGTTCCTAACAAGACTGTTCTATCACCACTTTCATATGGTCGTCCTGATCCTGTTCAACAATTTGCTGACAAGTTGAAATCAACTGGCAACAAAGATGAATGGATTCAAGGTAAGAGAATCGAACCAAAGATGAGAACTTTTGTTCCTGTCGTTGTTCGTGGAGAAGAAAACGAAGGTGTTAAGTTTTGGGGATTTGGTAAAACTGTTTATCAAGAACTTCTTGGTATAATAGCGGATCCAGATTACGGTGATATATCCGACTCTACTACAGGTCGTGATATCGTTGTCGAAAGACAAACACCTGCCGAAGCTGGTAATCAGTATGGTAAGACAACTATTCGTGTCAAACCAAATGTGACAGCACTTTCTGATGATTCTAACTTACTTCAAAAGTTATTAGATGAACAACCAGACATTAAAGAGTTGTATACCGAACCAACTTTTGATGAGTTGAAAGGACATCTTGGTAACTTTTTAAATCCATCCGACTCTACTGAAGAAACAACAGAAAAAGAACCAGAAATGGTTACTACTGAAGCTTCTTCAAATGTAGAAGACGATTTCGATAAGTTATTTAATTCATAAACCGTGCATGGTTAGAGTGGGGATGGTTTCCTCCTTTTTCTGGCACACCTCTTTTTTTAGGAGAAATAAATGTCTAATAGAGATGAATTAGCAGATATAATTGCTGGTGAACTAAACAAACAATTCAAGTCAAATCAAGTTGCATATTTTTTAGATGGTGTTCAAGATACACCAACTGATGTGACAGATTGGGTTGGTACAGGTTCCACATTGTTAGATTTGGCAGTATCAAACAAACCACATGGTGGTCTGGCTGCTGGTAGAATTACAGAAATAAATGGATTAGAGGGAAGTGGTAAATCACTTATTGGTGCTCATGCTCTTGCTTCTACTCAAAAGAAAGGTGGACTTGCTGTCTATATAGATACCGAGTCTGCTGTATCAGCTGAATTTCTACAAGCAATTGGAATCGATACTGATAGTATGTTATATGTTCATTTGGAAACAGTTGAAGATATATTTGATACTATAGAAACGATTATCACAAAAATCAGAGAATCAAGTAAAGATAAATTGGTTACAATATTAGTTGATAGTTTGGCTGCTGCTTCTACTAAGGTGGAGATGGATGCCGACTTTGACAAAGATGGTTGGGCTACAAGTAAAGCCATCGTTCTGTCTAAAGCTATGAGAAAGATTACACAAATGATTGCTCGTCAAAAAGTTTGTTTAATCTTCACTAATCAGTTAAGACAAAAACTTGGTGTGATGTTTGGAGATCCTTGGACTACTTCTGGTGGTAAGGCTCTTCCTTTTCATGCCTCGACTCGTATTCGATTAAAGAATATGGGACAAATCAAAGATACCAAAAAAGATACTATTGGTATCAAGATAAGAGCTCAAGTAATCAAGAACCGATTAGGTCCACCTTTGAGAAGTGCTGAGTTTCCACTTTTCTTTGATAAAGGTATTGATGATTATGGGAGTTGGTTAACTGTAATGAAAGACCACAAGTTGGTAAAACAAGCTGGTGCTTGGTATACTTTCGTTGACCAAAATGGAAAAGAACATAAGTTCCAATCCAAAGATTTCGGTGCTCTTATATCCGATGTAGAAACTCAAGAATACATCTATGACTCTATCTGTGAAAAAATCATACTAAAGTATGACTCTGGTCAACTTGGTATTGATGATGTAACTACAGACGAAGAGTTTGCCGATGAGTAGTACCGATAAGAGTCTATTAAATAAAAGATTCTATGAGTATAAAGAAGAGATTGATGTAAATCCTGAAACTAAGAATCTAAACGACCATGTTTTATTGGTCGATGGTTTCAATACATTTATTCGTAGTTTCAGCGTCAATCCATCCTTAAATGAAGATGGTGCTCATGTTGGTGGTTTGGTGGGGTTTTTAAAATCGATAAGATATACAATTAACAAGTTTAAACCAACTCGTTGCATTATTGTATTTGACGGTAAAAACTCTTCCAAACCACGACAAAAAATATATTCACAATATAAAGCTGGTCGTAAGATTAGGAGTCGTTTAAATCGTCTTGTTGATTGGGGTGGAGGTCCACATAATGAACGAGAAAGTATGGGAATGCAACTTAAACGATTAGTTGAGTATTTGGAATGTCTACCAATAACTATTGTATCAATAGATAACTTAGAGGCTGATGATATAATGAGTTATATTCCAAGTGTTGTTCTTAAGGATAGTAAGTTTACGATTATGTCAGCTGATAAAGACTTCTATCAGTTGGTGGATGATAGGGTGAATCTATACTCACCCACTAAAAAAATACTATATGATAGAGAATTAGTGAAAAAAGAGTTTGGAGTTTACCCGCAAAATGTGTTAACTTGTAGGGTGGTAGATGGAGATAAATCTGATGATATTCCTGGTGTAAGAGGAATTGGTGTTAAGACTTTGATAAAAGAGTTTCCTTTATTGGTAGAGGATAGAACATTTAATACTAAAGACCTTTTGGATATGGCAAAATCAAGAAATACAAGAATATCAAAAATGATACAAGATAACGAAATGATAATAAAGAGGAATTATCTATTGATGCAGTTATCAAATCCTGATATCAAAAATCAGACAAAACTAAAAATAGGAGATTCGGTCAGAGGAATGGCGCCAAGTTTAGTAAAATATCAGTTGCAAACTTTGTTCGTAAAGGATAAATTATGGGGACAAATACCCAATTTTGATAATTGGCTAACAGAGTTCAATATCCTTGACCACTATTGGAAAAATAAAAAATGAGTAAGACAAAAAACATATCAGAGTTTGGTTATAGTTTTCAAGTAAAGTTTATTGTGTGTTTAATTACCGATAAACTTTTTTTAGAGCAAATAGTCGATATTTTAGATGAAAAATACATTACTAATGATGGATTTAAATGGATTGTTAAAGAAATTCGTGAATATTATAACGAATATAAAACTACCATCACTATGGAAGTGTTTAAGATTAAAATAAAGGAAATAGAATCGGATTTATTACAGGTAAATGTAAAAGATTCCTTAAAAGAGATTTTTAAGAGTATGGAAGCTGATGATTTAGAATATATTAAGGATAAATCATTGGATTTTCACAAAACACAAGTTTTAAAGGATGCTGTTATCCAATCAGCACAAATATTAGAAGTTGATGGTAATACTGATGAAATAAAAGCTCTTATCGACTCTGCTATGCAAGCTGGTGTTGAGAGAAACTTAGGTCATGACTATTTAGTTGATATCGAAGAACGATATTCAGAAACAGCGAGGGTTACATCACCGACACCTTGGGATATAATGAATGAGTTAATGCAAGGTGGTTTAGGTGCTGGAGAACTTGGTGTTGTTGTGGCACCTGCTGGTATTGGTAAGTCTTGGGTGTTAAGTGCTATGGGTGCTTATGCCCTATCACAAGGACTAAATGTAGTTCATTACACTTTAGAATTAAATGAGGCTTATGTTGGGTTAAGATATGATAGTATCTTTAGTGGCGTGGAAAGTCAGAACCTAAAATATCACAAAGAAGAAGTAATGGAAAAGTTATTTAATTTAAAGGGCAACTTAACTATCAAGTATTATCCAACTAAAGCTTGTACTGTAAACACACTTTCTGCTCATTTAAAGAAAGTAACTACATTTGGTAAAAAAGTAGATATGGTATTGGTTGATTATGCTGACATTATGAGGGATGTGGGTAAGGCACAAGAAATGAGACATGCTCTTGGTAATATCTATGAGGATTTAAGGGGTATGGCTGGTGAGTTACAGATTCCAATATGGACGGCTAGTCAGGCTAATAGAAGTGCTTTAGACGAAGATGTTATTGAGGCTAGTAAAGTTGCAGAGAGTTATGCGAAAGTAATGACAGCAGACTTCGTAATGTCGTTAAGTCGTAAGATAGAGGATAAGATAGGTAACACAGGTAGATTTCATGTTATTAAAAACAGATTTGGTCCTGATGGGTTGACCTATCCAGCAAAAATTAACACGAATATCGGTAAAATAGAAATTTTTGAAAGTAATTCGGTTCAAGGTAAAGGTGTTCAACATAAAATTAATAACAGAGATAACCAAACAAAACAAATTTTATCTGCTCGTTATGAGGATTTAATGAGTGAATAATAATCCTAACATATTAACAAATGTTTTTGGATATGATGAACAAGATGTTGAATTTGAAAGGGTTATTAACAATCTTGATGACTATGATGTAGATTATGGTGTAGAAGTCATATTTGATTATTATCGTAGACATGGATTTCCTCACTATACAATTCGTGAAGATGAAAAACACGAACATATGAGAAAGTTACAGAAATTTGACATTGATACTATATTAGATGGGGATAAGATAGTCCAAACAATGCATGGATTAAGAATGGCTTGGACATATTTTCCACATTTTTGGGAAGTCCAATGTGGAACTGCTTCTCGCACACCAATGCAAACTTTTTTAGATGATGATAAATTCAAATCTGTAATAAAAAAATGTTGGAGATGGTGTTCTACCACTTATAAAGGTGAAAATGAAGGAACTAAAAATACATTTCATGAAAACAGATTAAGACAATCAATAAAAATATACACAGGTACACAAGCCGTAAGTAATTTTAGACCAACTGCTGCTAAACTGATATATGAGAAGTTTGGTGGTGATACTATTTGGGATATGTCGTGTGGATGGGGTGGAGTTCACGAAAAAAATATATTGGTACAGAACCATCGAGTTTAACATTCGAAGGGTTACAAAAAATAAAAAAAGATTTTAATTACTTGACAAAGACAGTAGAATTACATAAATTAGGTAGTGAAGAATTTATACCAGATAGAAACTCTTTAGATTTGTGTTTTACATCACCACCTTACTTTGATACGGAGAAGTATAGTGACGAAGTAACACAAAGTTACATAAAATTTCCAACAAAGGAAGAATGGGTGAATGGTTTTTTAAGAAAAACAATAGAGAACTGTTACAGAGGTTTGAAGAGTGGTAAACACATGTTAATCAATATTGCTAATACACCAAAGTATAAGTTTATAGAAGAAGAAACAGTAAAGATTTCAAAAGAAATAGGGTTTGTACAAGAGGATACATTACAACTAACATTATCAAGTATTATGGGTGCTGGATATAAATATGAACCAATTTTTGTATTTAAAAAGAATTAAAAGAAGGTTGTTAATATTTATGAATGTGTCCACTCAAAAAAAGTTAATATAGGAAAAGTCTATGAGTAAAAAGTTTGTTTTATCGGAGAATTTTATCAACAAGTATAAAAGAAAAAAAGCTCCGTTTGGTTTCAATGGTTTGGGTGAATTGGTTTATATGAGAACCTACTCAAGAATCAAAGAAAATGGTAAAAATGAAAGATGGTGGGAAACCGTACAGCGTGTTGTAGAGGGGACTTACAATATGCAAATGAATTGGATTGAATCACATCAATTAGGGTGGAATGCGTGGCAAGCTCAACGGTCTGCACAAGAGATGTATGAGCGTATCTTCAATATGAAGTTTTTGCCGCCCGGCCGAGGTCTTTGGGCTATGGGAACTCCTATCACCGAAGAAAAAGGTTTGTACGCCGCCCTAAACAATTGTGCATTTGTATCAACTAAAACACTAAAAGAGGATTACGCTAAACCATTTTGTTTCCTTATGGACGCAAGTATGTTAGGTGTTGGAGTTGGGTTTGATACGAAAGGTGCTGGAGAGATAGTAATCAAAGGTGTTCAGAAAGATAGAGAAGAACAAGTCTATGAAATACCAGATACTCGTGAAGGTTGGGTAGAATCTCTTCGATTATTACTTGAAAGTTATTTTCATGGTCAAGCACCAATGGAATTTGACTATACAAAAGTTAGACCAGCTGGAGAACCAATAAGTGGATTTGGCGGTGTTAGTAGTGGTCACGAACCATTGTTGGAAGTACATGAAGATATTAGAAAAATACTTGATAAAAATAGTGGAGAGCCAATCACTATCACGACCATCGTTGATATTATGAATCTTATTGGAAAATGTGTCGTGGCTGGTAATGTAAGAAGAACTGCTGAGATTGTATTTGGTGACCACGATTCGGAAGAATATTTAGATTTAAAAAATTATAAAGTAAACCCACATAGGGAGACTTATGGATGGACAAGTAATAATAGTATATTTGCAGAATTGGGTATGGATTATACAGAGGCTGCCAAACGAATTGTGGATAATGGTGAGCCTGGATTTGCGTGGCTAGATAATATGAGAAAATACTCTCGTATGAAGAATGGTGGAGATAACAAAGACCACAGAGTTATGGGTGGTAATCCTTGTTTGGAACAATCATTAGAGAGTTATGAGTTATGTTGTTTGGTGGAGACATTTCCTAACAATCACGATTCCTTTGAGGACTATGCTAGAACCCTCAAATACGCTTATTTATATGCCAAAACAGTAACATTAGGTAGAACACATTGGTCAGATACAAATAGAGTGATGTTAAGAAATAGAAGAATTGGATGTTCAGTAAGTGGTGTTGCTCAGTTTGTTACTAATCGTGGGTTGGATACATTTAAGGAATGGTTGAATAGTGGATATAATGTTATTCAAGATTGGGACAAGCAATATAGTGATTGGATGGCAGTTCCAAGAAGTATCAAAACTACTTCAGTTAAACCAAGTGGAACTGTATCATTACTTGCTGGAGCTACACCAGGATTACACTATCCTGAATCAAGATTTTACATAAGAAGAATAAGGTTATCAAAACATTCAGAATTAATAGAACCATTAGAAAAAGCTGGTTACAAGTTAGAACCAGCATTTGGTTCTGAAGATACTACTATGGTTGTCGAAGTGCCCGTAGATGTGGGAGAGGGAATCAGAACTGCTTCCGAACTCTCCATTTGGGAACAATTCTCACTAGCTGCGTTTTTACAACGACATTGGGCGGACAACCAAGTAAGCTGTACGGTTACATTTAATCCAGAAACAGAGGCAGATCAAATTGCTCCTTGTTTAAATTATTACCAATATCATTTAAAGGGTATTAGTTTATTACCAAGGCACGATTATGGTGCTTATCAACAGATGCCTTATGAAGCGATTGATGAAAAAACTTACAATAAAGAGGTTTCAAAGTTAGGTAAGTTATCATTTGGTGTGATAAAGAACGAAGAGGCTGATGTCGATAAGTTCTGTAACAACGATAGTTGTGAGATACCACCAATGCATGGTGATAATGATGATCAGGAATACACAAATTGAAGAAAATATGCGGACAGGCACGGTACACACCTGTATAAAAATGTGTCTATTTAATAACAAAGCTAGGAGACAGATTATGAATTATCGTAATCTTATTTCCGCTCTAGTGATGTCAGTTGGTCTTGTTTTTGGACAAGCCGTTACTGGTTTTGTTGGAGTCGGAGAAGAACCACTTGTTGGAGCAAATGTAATAGTAGAAGGTACTGAACTTGGTGGCGTAACAGACGCCGAGGGAAAGTTCGTCATAGAGACGGGTACTGGTAC